TTCCACACGATGCCTGCCATCATCGGCACGATGGTCCCCGTAGCCAGCCCTTGAATCGGGTAGTTGACTAGCTCAGTCGGGTTGAACGAGCCGGGGTACTTGTCGCTTTCGAGGAAGCGGTACATGCGCCCCGAGATATCCGTGTACAGATACGTCGAACGAGGACGGCCATCGGGGAACGTCTTGCCCTCACTGTAGTCAGCGTGCAGCGCTGCGTTATCCTTCATCGACTTTTGCCACGCCTGAACCTGCGGGTACCGATTGTAGAAGGTACGGATAAACTTCTTGCAATACTCGATAGGGTGCCCGCTCTCGATAGACATTCGCCGCGCCGAGGCTCCGTAGATAAGAGCAAAGGTCAGAGGCTTAAACGCCTTACGTTGAGGCTTAGTAGGCGTATAACCGTGCATGTCTTGGTACAGAACAGTGTGCAGATCAGCGCCGTTGTTAATGTCAGCAATCAGTTGCTCGTCCTTGCTAACGATAGCAAGACCGATGACCTCAAGCTGGTTAAAGTCAAACTCCAGCAACTTACCGTTCATGTACCTACTGACAAACGCCTTCTTGACCGTGCTGTTCGATATATTCTGTAGGTTAGGGTTGGAGCTAGAGTAGCGGCCCGTGTTGGTAGCAGCAGGGTTTAGATCACAGTGGATGATGCCGTGCTTTTGATCCAGAGGAATAGCAGCACGACGCAGCCCCACGTAGTAGGTGGACAGTTCCTTCTGCAACCCTCTCATTTCCAGCACGGAGTCGATGATATGTGGCACCCGTGAAGTAGCGTACAGTTTCGATCCAGCGATGTACCCACGTACACGGGTGAGACACCCTTCGTCTGCCGAAAGAGGTCCGTTGTTAATCTTAACAAGGGCGTCTTGGTCTAAAGGATTGATAAGACCAGTAATGCTATCCTCCTTCTCAACCACCTTCATCTTCGGCTTGCCGTTCTTGAAGAACCCAATCTGTTCCGAGTAAGAGTACTTACCCGTCCCCCCGTACAGCACGGTACGTAGCTGGTGCGGGCTGCTAAGGTCCATCACGTGAGTATGGCCCGACTCTCCGATAGTGTGGTACGTAAGGGCATCCTTCAACTCGACAAGCTTCTTGGTCATAACGGGGATTTGGGAGGACAGGAATTCCAGGTCCACTACCATGCCCGCTAGCTCAGCGTCGATGGTTGCCATGCGAGCCTGCATCATCAAGCTCACGAGAGTCTTTACCTTGTGCAGACCGGCCCTGCCGGTAACAGTAGCAAACTTCGGATCGTCTAGCTGCTTCATTTGCAGCGTTGCGATACGCTCCGTAACCATAAGATCGTGCTCAAGATACTCTTTGAGTTCGGGAAACGGTACGTGATCGGCACCCAATCCCTTGTCGAAGTACTCGATCTTGATACGATCCGGCTTGAGTGGCAGTCCGTACTCTTCTGCCATGCCATTGAGGCTGGCCCACGTGGTACCGTACATCACGTGCTCAGCAATCTGCGTGTCCCACAGGAAGAAGTTGCGAGGAATGCTGATCCCTCCCGCTCCGTGTACCAGACGCTTGATATCGAAGGACACGTTCTGGCCGATGATAAGGTTATCATCAGCGAACAAGGTATCAACCATCCTGTGCCTAGAGGGGTACGATAGCTTACTCCACTCACTGATCCCGCAGGTACCCACGTGGCTCAGCTTGAGTCCTACCGCTACCAAATGGTCAACTCCCGCACTTAGAGCATGTTCGTCGGGAACGATCTTAGTCTCAGTGTCAATCGTAATAATCTTGCCCATCAGGTGCCTCCGGTATTTACCGTGTAGTGTACTTCCGGCGCGTACCTTGCCGCGTCAAGCTCGTACTCAAGGTTGCTCACGTTTATCCGCAGGGATGTAATCTCGTCGTAAGCATCGCGGAGTTCGTTGTCCATGTCGGCCTTATCCCGCTCGGACTGTTCGTAGTTATGAATCAGCGAGCGATAGCGGGAGCTTAGCTCGGTGACTCTGGCGATAAGCGTAGCCACCATGCTAATGTTAGCAGAGTCCCCGTACACATCGACAAGGATTATGTCATCGACAAGGCTAACAGGGTTGATAACGGTAACGTGCTCTACTAGGTGATCCACGTCTACCTGAATCTCTTCCTCTTCTTCCTTCTCGATCGGAGGGTCTTCCATGATGGGCATCTTGATCGAAACGGCAGGCATCTTTCCATGCGCCGCCTCGTACATACTGATCTTAGCCTTGAGGTCAGCTAGAGCAGTATCCATCTTGTCAAGAAGTTCCTTCTCCACCACTAGGGATGAGAGTACCTTGTCCAGTTGTTCAGCGTTGGCCTCAATCATAATACCTCGCAATAGTAGGGTCAAGGTTAACCACCATTGTAGCATGGCGTTGCGATTCGTCAAGAGGGCCGACCATCTTATTCTTCGCAAGGTTGATGAAGCGCTCAGTCTCACGGCGAGGGGAGCTAGGGTCTTTGGTGATGATAGCGATAACATCCGCTTCGCCCGCCTTGTCGGTCTTCGACCCACGCAGGGTATCCATGTCTACCTTGCGCGGATCGAGAGCCGAGATATCAGACAGTTGTGATGCTGCGATGGAAGGACCGTACTCCTTGGCATTCTCTCGCGCCCAAAGATACAGGGCACCAAGACGATCCCATTCGTTTTTGTATTTGGTAAACCCCTTAACCTTATCCAGTTGATCGTAAACGATAAGTCCGGGGCATACTTCTCGCATCAGAGACTCGATGCTAGCCACATCCTTGACCTTATCGGTCACGAGGATGCGGTCTTTCGTACTCATTATAGCTTCATATGCAGCCATAGCCGCTACAGGATCGCGCAGGATATCTGCCGTAGTCATGCCTAGTGCAGCCTGAACAATTCGGAAGAAGACTTTCTCGTTCTGCTCTTCGTTATTGATCCACAGCAAAGGCCGACCCGGTGGTAGCTGCGCGGCTAGATAGGTTCCTTCGGATGCGAGGAAGGTAGTCTTTCCAACCTCGGGTCTTGCGGCGACGACCACAAAATCACCAACGCGCAAAGGACCGCAAGCGTTACGGAGCGCAGCCATCCGCCAATTGTACCCACTAGAAGAGACACGGGTACAGACAGCAGATACATCAGGGGTAGCAAACAAACTATCAAGGTCAACAAAACGCCCAACATCGCGTAGCCCTCCCGTAACAAGTTCTTCAACATCCTCAAGCGAGGATGACCCGTCGATAATGTTATCACACGCCTCTTTGATCTGCGCTGCGTAGTCGCATTCGACCAGCCTAGCCAGCAGGTCTTCGGCTTCGATGCTCAGAGTGTACGTCTGCATCTTGCTAAAGACGGTAGCATAGACCAGCGTATCCGAGGGACGGATAGCAGCGGAGCTAGGATGTGACCAGAAAAACGTGGTGAAGCCGAGCCAGTCCACGGTAGAGTGACCCTTATCGTAGTAGGTCTTCATCACCGTGATAATCTTAACAGTCTCGGGTTGAAGGGTGTGTTCCTTGATATACGAAGAGTACTTGAGAAATCCACCCTTGGTACTCAGCAGTTGAAGTACATCGTAGTCATAGACTAGCATGGATGATCCTTGTAATGGCGTCTACTGAAAGCTCTTTGGCTTCGGGAGTACCCAGAGGCACGGTACCTACGTTCAGCCCTAGAAACCCCGCTCTCGTTAGCACTTGGTTACGCAGCTTGTCGCCCGCCGCGTCCGGGTCAGCCCATACAATCAGCTTGCAGCGGACGAACACCAAAGGTGTTGGCACTCGGGGCTTAAACATATCAAGCTGCTCGGCGGTAAAACGTGAGAAGTCGAACGACGATCCCATAGCAGGGAAAGCATCGGCACCTGCTAACGATATCTTTAGGCTGCTCAGGATATCCTCGGTGATGACATAAGGATAGTACTCCGAGCCAACGAAAGCCACGAACTTGTGAGGAGGAGAGGGCACGTAGGGTACAGGCTTCTCTCCCACGGTAAGCTTGTCAATCTCGGTAAGGTACTTCGGCTTGCCACTAGCCCGTCTGATCTGCCGAACCCCGCTCTCAGAGCGGCCAAACGCTCCGGCCTCAAGGCAGACTTCGCCGCTAGTAGTGGCGCGGATGCGTCCGATATTCGCAACCTCTTCAATCTCTTCCGGGGACAAGTACTTAGACAGCCACTTGTACCCATCAGCGGATAGGTTCTCGATCCCGCAGAAGCTTGCGTACCTGCGGTCAATCTCAGTGCTGGATACTGATCCTCCGGACAGCCCTTTCTCTTGGAGGTAGGCGCGTAGTCTGTCGGCAGAGGAACCATCAGTAGCAGACACAACGGTACCAGCACGGCCACAGTGGTGACAGTAAGCGATAGCGCCAAACGGTTTGCCCAACACGTACAGACGCTTCTTGTAGTCCGGACCAGCCGGACACTTGATATGGTTAACGTTGATCTGCACGCCATTAGCGGGCATAACGTCACCGATACAAGCGCGAATCTCGACAGCACTAAGCTTAGTCACGGTGCCCTCTTCAACTCGTTGAGATACCAGCCCGCCTTCGCAACCGATTCGGCACCCCCCTTGTAGCGCTCACGCCACACGTACTTGATGATGTTGCCCTTGAGGTAGCCTCTGTATTCTTCCGGTGTAAGAGCCGCTTGGATAGCGTCGATGCATTCGATATCCCCACCGGTGTAATGGGAAGGACTGTTAACGTTATCAGTCATGCAGCTTCTCCTAAAGGGTAGCGGGGGAGGGAGTCGAACCCTCGTCTTCGGCGTATGAGACCGACGAACTAGCCACTATTCGACCCCGCACAGGGACATTGATTATACCACACTCGGATATAGGTGCATACCCGGAACAATCTTCCGAAGTGTGTTTATCAGGTACTTCACTTCTTTCTGGATGAACAGGCTCAGGTCTTCTCCTGCTCTATAGCCAGAGCAAAAGCGAGCGAACATATAGTACTCGCCCTTGTAAAGAACGCGGATGGTGTAGCGATGTAGGTACAGGCCCATCCCTTGAGGAAACTCAGGGTACAGCCACACGCCTACGTCTTTATCGCCCATGCTTTACGTCCAGCACGGTGCTGATAACGTACAGGATCACGTTCAGCAGAGCGATGGCGAGCCACATCCACGTGCCGAACGTGGACCCCGCGATATAGAACAGGGTGGAAATGATGATGCTCATCCACATACCAAAGAGGTTTTCGTTCATGTCGATTCTCCCGAAGAGGGTAGGCGATGTAGGCTGTCGGCTTACATAGGCCGGACCTTTCACCGCCTCCCCCGTATCCCAGAGAGGGAGGGCACGGTACGCTAGACACCCCTCAAACGGGGCCGCGCGCTCTGCCCTCCCGCTATTGTTACTGTTAACGCCCGTACACCTTGGCGTAAAGCTCCTGAGCCACACGACGCGACGTGGTGTTGAGCTTGTTCATGTACACCTTGGACACCGCTTCCGATTCGGACATGCCGAACTCGATCTTGCGAGCGATGGACAGCAGCGCACGGGGCGACATGGTGAGCGGGAGCGCACCGGTCTGGTACCCGTTACGGATGAGGCCAGCCAACTTGACCAGCTTCTCAGCCATCTTCGCGGGAAGCGCGGTAGCCTTGGTGATGATGCCGACTTCGTGCTTCGGCTCCAGGTACCCAAGGTACACGCAAGTACCGAACCGGTCAAGCGTCGCCGTGTTCTGCACGTTGACGCCTGCGTGATGGCCCGACTCGTCACCTTGACCCAGAGTGTTACCGAGACACACCACACGGAACGCTTCGTGAGGGATGATAAACTTGTCAGCGGCGGTACCGGGCATTTCCTTGAGGAACAACTTACCCTCGTCTTCCAGCAACCACTGCATCCCCATCATGATCTCGGGAGGGGTGACTTCCCACTCGTCCCATGCCAGCACGGCACCGTTACGGACGGCTTGAGTAGCCACGCCATCCTCCCACACGGTAGCGCCGTCGCGAACCACCAGTTGACCAAAGATCATGGACGAATCCATGTCGCCGGTAGCGTTGACCCGGATGAAGGGGCGACGCACCAGAGCGCAAAGCTCAGCGATCAGGGTGGACTTACCCGCACCGGTAGGACCGGTGATGAGGGACTTATCCCCCAACTCCCACGCACGGAGGATATCCACCGACTGCTCGGGTTGCAGGATGTAGCGCGGGTTGTGATCGGGGATGAAGCCGCGAACAGCAACGGGCCAGTCCTCGTCAGCGTACACACGAACCGGGAAGTCATCGGCCACCTTGCTACCGATAACATCCGAAGCCCACTTGTACCCCGCTTCCAGGGTCTTAGCGGCAGCAGCAAACACGGGCTCGGGAACAGGGGCCGCTTCCGCTACCGCCTTCTCTGCGTCACGTTGAGCGCGCAGAGCCTTGAGCATTTCCTCGCGGACCATTTCCTCAATCGATGCCATTTGATTTCCTCCGGGTTAAGAAAGCTTCTTCGCAACAAGCTCCAGCAACTTGTGCTCAAGCTCATCCGAGTTGTTAACGATAGCATGGTGCGTGTAGTACTGCGTCACTGCGTTGGACAGCAGCCCGAGGCCAAAGATATCCACCCTCTTTTGGGATTCGATATCCTTGATTACCGCTCGGGTAAAGCCATCGATATCTCCCGGTGCGGAGCACGCGGGTTGCCCATCGGACAGCACGATCAGAACCTTACGCTTCTCGCGCCGCCGAATCAAGCGGTCATGTGCCACCAAGATAGCCTCGCCGTCAGCGTTACCGGACATGGCGGCTTGAATGTTAGAGCAAGCCTGGATCACGTCATCATCGGAACGCTTGTCGTTGAACCCCTTGATGTTAAAGATAACACTGTTGCCCTTGTCACTCCAATCGTAGTCATCAGTGAAGGCGAGGATTTCCATAGGAACGCCGAGAGCCTTGCTGATAGTACGGTTGAGCAGCACAGCAGCGGTTGCTGCGTGCGTCCACTTCCGACCACTCATGGAACCAGAGCAGTCTAGCAGAACAGTAACTGCCGTGTCAAGAGTGTCGTTAACGATCTTCTTCTTGAAGATACGCTCCGAGAAACCGGGCACGGGCACGGCGATGCGGGACAGGCGGGACTGATCCAGCTTGCCCTTCTTCACTCCGTACTCGTACCGATCCCGGCTAAGGATTTGCAGGGCGCGACGCACCTTCTGCGCGAACCCTTCCACCTTGTCGGCCTCGATCAAGTGCATACGATCCGCGTTGGTGTTGGTGAATTTGTTCGGCTCAAGCGGATTGACCACCGGAATCTTGTCCAGACCCTTCGGCTTGAACTCACCGTGACGCGGAGGGGGAGTGGCGTTCATCCCGTGAGGGGTGCCCTTCTTGCCAGTGTTATCGATAGCTTCGGTCATCACAACCTCGTCATCGGGCTGGCCCTCCTTGGGATCACCGCCCTTACCTCCGGTGTCGCCCTTCTTAGACTTAGAGCCTTCTCCCTCGCCTTCTCCTTCGCCCTTCTCGCCCTTGCCCTTCTTACCGTTGCCACCTTCGGAATTGACAGGGTTCTTCTTCGCTTCTTCTTGCGGGTCCATATCGAACAGGCGCATCAAGTCTTGAGCGTACTCGAAAGTCTCGGCGCAAGTCTCAGCCATGCGGGGACGATCGGTCACGAACTTGTACAGCTTGCTACGCAGAGGCTCTGGTATCTGTGCCAGCAGGTCATCACCGATCGAATTCTTGTAGCCTTCGGGGGACTGCGACAGGGACACGCCGAGCGCAGCCACCAACATCAGGTTCTCCTTGCGACCAAGCAACTCGGGACGCGTCTTGCAGTTGTTAACGATATCACCGAGCTTGGCCGGGTAGAAGTCCCGGCACACATCGTCAAAGCCACGGAACTCTTCCGCCTCTTTGTGATCGATGCGGATATCCTCGAAAGCGTTAGCGAGGTTGCACTCGATAACGGATCGCGTGCCATCCACGATCAGATCGAAGTCACTGTGACGCACGTGGGCTACCTCGTGGTCCACCGTGTACATGATATCGCGCATCTGTTGCTCAGTCAGGCGGTGCCCGATCACCGGCAGGAAGATAGTCTTGCCGTCAGTCTTGGGCACGTTGCCCTCGAAACGGACGTTAAGGTTAGCACGTGCAGCGCTGGCCTTGACGTACCGTTGCAATTCATAGAGGCGAGTGATGCTCATTCGTGGTTGCTCCGTGAGAGGTACAGGATGCAGCAACTATACCGCATCCCGTACCGTTTGTCAACATGGTTAGTGGCGAGTGGCCGAGCGTTCCGCGATAGCGGTCAGCGTTTCCACGTCCACGCCTTCCGCTTCCATCTTCGCCACGATGGCGATGATCTCATCCTGCGACAGGCCGGTGAGGCGCATGAGCA